GAAGGCCTCAGATGCGGTCAAACGGCGCTCGACCCACACGATTTTGACCAGCAGGAGACGGCATGGCTCCAGTTCCGGGTATTCAACAAGGGTGTATCCCACCCCGTGGCTAAACAGGGTGTCGAACACGGAACCGATGCACAAGGGTTTAGTGGTTGCCATTTGGCGTTGTTGTTTGGGTAAGGAAAATCTGCCGCTCGGGATACGGCAGGTGCGGGTGCGGCCTGGTGTCTACCAGCCGGAACGGGCTGTTTCTGGTTTTGCCGGGGCCCAGGTTGACGGCCCGACCCGACAGCAGAAATACGGATCGCTGGACGGCATGTAACCCCATGCCTGATGCGGCCATCAGCTCCCGGTAGGTGTCCCGACCAGCTGCGACCCAAAGCAGCACCTCGACGTCTCGAGACTTCAGGTTGTGCCCTGCCGCCTTGGCTACCTCTCTCATGGCCCTGAACCTGGCGGCCAGGGCGGCGCATTCAGCGGCGTCCATGGCGCTGCGCCTCCTCGTAGAGGAATGCCCCCACGTAATCGCGCACGCGGGGCTTGCCCTTGGCCCTGGGGTATCGGGTCGGCCGGGCCGGTGGCTTCGGGTGCAACCTGCCGGCCAGGGCGCAGGGCCCCAGCAGCAGGGTCAGCAGCAGCAGGGCCGTGGCGGTTGCGTTCATGTCAATCCTTGATCATTTCCATGCAGCAGCCCAAAGAACCCATCTTGTTTTGTTCTTGGCTGAAGGTAATAGTCCTTGAGCGTTTCCCGTTTTCTGATATGTAGTCGTATCCCATCCAGTTGCCTCCACTGACATCTTTGTCAGATGCACGGGTTCGCCTCCATCCATCTGCCAGGGCTTCAGCGACGGTGGCGTAATGAGTGCGTTCGTTGTCCATGGTGTCGTTTGTCGGGTGAGTAGCAGCAGAGCGCTGCAGGGTGGCCGAGGGTTGCCCCAGGGCCACCGGGCAGGGTTCAGGCGGCTAGTTGTTGGGGTCCGCGGGCTTTACTTCTGAACTCCTGGACGCCGTATTTTGCGGCCAGTTCGTCCAGGCTGCCAGGATTGGCACGGGATCGGCCCAGATCCGCTGGCTTCCAGTACCAGCAGCCACGGCCTGAATGCCACCTGCAACCCTTGGCCTTTAGCAGTTCCTTCTGGGGCTTGGTGTTACCGCGAATCCAGATCCAGAGGCCTATTAAGTCGATCGTCAAACCTGGCAAGGTGAGTAGTTCGCTTATCTTATCCATGATCTGTTGCTCCCGTTCTGAGTTATAGGTATATTTTCTGCCGTCGCATTCTTGACCGTTGTTACCTTTCAAGGCTTTGTGGTATTGGGCATTAATGGCCTTCATTGTTTCCAGGCATCCACCTAAATCTGGGTGATGCTGCCGAGCGAGTTCCCGGTAACGGGATTTAATCTCGATCACGTCTACGAGCCCGTAGAAATAATTCATTGTCGTCAGGGTGTCGGGTGAATAGCTGCCAGAGGGCAGCAGAGGGCCCGGTGTGGGCCCAGTGCTGGCTTCAGGTGGTAGCCGTGGGCTGGCCCAGTGGCTCCAGGCGATCAACCACAACCGCCAGATTCTCCGATTGCTTCAAGTTGGCAAAGGTGCCGATGATGCCAATTAGGTGGCCTTGCTTTACGTGATCAGCGGCAATCTGCGCTTGTTTACCCCATAGTTCAAGGTCAAACAACCTAGGGCCCGTAAACTCAGGGCCCCATTTGATGCCCATAGTCAATGTTGCGCGAATAGCGCCGGACTCGTAGTAGGTGACAGCGGGGTCAGCGGTGGCGCGGCCAACAAGAGTGACCGATTGGAGTGATTTAGCAGGCATTGCCGTCAATGTGTCGGGTGATTGGCTGCTGAGGGCAGCAGGGGCCCAAGGGTGGGCCCGTGATGCCGTCAGACCCAGGTTTCTTCGCTGAACCGATATGGGCGAACAGAAGGGCCCCATAGCTCAACCCACCTAATCAGCGCTTCATTCCTGCCGGTGTCCCTGTTGCGCACCACCAGCGCTAGGCCTACCTCGTTCATAGCGACAAGGTGCATAACGGCCGCCATTGCTGCGCTATGCCTGTTGGTGGAGCTGGCGATCATTTGGACCGGGCCAAATAGCGCCTGGCGCCAGGTGCTCACCGGCTGGCCAGAGATCCAGAACACGCCATAGGAGGCGTTTAGCCCGTTGATTGGCCCCGCGTAGTCAATCGGCTCTGCATCGTCTGCGGCGGTGACGCCATGGGCCAGGCTGGTTACCTCGTGGGCGGGAACGGCGATAAGTCGGTTCACGGTTGGTTGGGTGTCGGGTGAGTATTGAACAAGGGGCCAAGCACGCTCCCATCGAGCGCTAGGTACCCCTGGGCAGGCTTGGCGTCGATCGTTTGCGGGCCCCACTCCTGCGAGGGGCCAGGGAGGCCAGGGAGTGGATCCATCCGGTATCTGGCGGGCTTGGGTGCCCGTGGGATGCGGCCTGTCATGGCCTCAGGCCTGCCCATCGGGGCTGCCGTCTGCTGCGGTAACGGCAAATTGGTGATCCGGGTAGGTTTTGGCCAGAGCAGCGGCGCGGGTGAGCAACTGCGAGCGGTTGGCGTCTGTGTGTTGGTGGTGCCAGCGCCGCCAGCCGTCAGATGGGCAGCCGCTTAGTTCAGGGGAGCGGCACCAGAGAGACCAGAGCATGGTGTTGTCCTGTCGGGTGAATAGCTGCTGAGGGCAGCAGGGGCCCGAAGGTGGGCCCGTGATGCCGTCTGGTGGTGGTGTCAGGCGACCCGTTGGCGACGGCTACGGCGTGCCACTGGCGCAGGTGCTGCTACGGCGTAATTCAGGCCAAGATCGCGCGCGATCGCTTCGATCTCATCGGCAGCGGCCACCAGGTCCGCATCTGCAGCATCTGCAGCAGCACGCAGATCAGCGATCGCTACCAGTGCCATTGATTCCATTGATTCCATTGATTCATCGGATGCCGTGGCCTTGCGTGGCAGCAGCCCATCCAGGCGAACCAGCACCAAGGCCAGCACCACCATCCACGCCAGCCCTTTGGCCAGGGTGAATAGGGCAACCCACCCCAGCAAGAGCGCACGCTGGCCGGGTGTCGTTGTTGTCGTTGTTGTCATCGGTCGGTGTCGGGTGAACACTGCAGCAGTGGAGTGCAGTGCAGCCACTATGGCCTCCTGCTGTAGGGAAGCATGGAGATGGGATGGATTCGTAACAATTCGTAACAATAGGAAGGGAATGAGAACCATTATCAAGCCATTGGCCATAGCCGTAGCGCCGGCAGGCAGGCTCCCCAAGGCTGCAGCGGATGTTAAATCTACTGACAGCCCAGGCCACGACTGGCAGCAGGCAGGCAGGTCTGCCGCAGACGGCACCATCGGCTCCCAGGGCAATCAGCAGGGGGGCATGGGGGGCGCCAGCGGGTGCGTTTTGCGGTGCAACCCATCACAAAATGCGACCCAAAAATTCAGGGCCCTCATGGCGCCAAGGGATGCAGGGGTGTTGAGCAGGTTCGGTCTGGGCTCTAGGGCAAATGGTTGTCTCCCCTTCTGCGAAATGGATTCGAAGGGCTGATGAGCAGGGAACCCGGTGGGTGGTGGGTAGACGGTGCCCTGAGACCGGTTGGGAGGCGCAGCCGAGCACACCGGCGGTAGCCTCCCAACGCAGCAATGGCAACTCCCCAGCCCCTGACGATGGGCCTGCTGCCGACCGGAGGCCATGGCGATGACCGGGGGTGTGGGGCAGGCCAAGCGGCTGGGGCTGGGGAGGAACGGATCGGGCTTGCGCCCGTCTTGTTTCTGGGTTCCTATACAAGAGATAAGAGTGGCGGCAAAACGGCCCAGTGGTTGCAATGGATGTGCTCCACCGTTGTACTGTATGACCTATAAAACGGGTAAGCAAACCCCTTCCCCCCACTGGGTCGCAACCAGCAGGGGGAATTGAACGGGGCCCGCCGACCACCTTCCAGGACGGATCGACCTATGCAGGCTACAGAGGGGACAGAGGACTTCCGCATGGTCCACAAGGAGGGACTGGAGAAGCTGGTTGAGGCCCTGGCTGCCAGGCGCCTGCGGCCTCGGGATATTGCGGTGTTCATGGCGGTCATGCCTCACGTCAACCTGCGGACCGGTAAAGCGCACGTCGGGCCAGCTCGCCTGGCCCAGGACATGGGGGAGCATGCCTCCAATGTTTCGACCTCGCTGCGCAAGCTCCAGGTCGAGCTATGCCTGGTGCGATGCCGGGACAGGGACAACGGCGGCTACTGCCTGCTGCTCAACCCCTACATCTGCTCAATCGGCGGCCCCCAGAAGCGGGGATTCTTGTGGCAGCAGTTTCAAGAAGCGCTGGAGTAGGTAGGCTCAGGGAGTAATGCGCTCCAGGGTTGCAGTGGCTAGCTACGAGTCGATCAGTGTTGAGGAATTGGGCAGGCTGGGCCTGTCGAGCACTTTTGTCGAGGAGGGGGAGCTGACTGCCGCCAGGGCGCGGTATCAAGCCAAGGTCGGGGCCGATATGGCATCAATGGACGCCCAGGCCAAAGCCAACCACGAAACCCCCGCAAAGGCCTCTTTTGCGGTTAGCGAGGAAGAGTTTGCTGCCTTTATGGCGTGGAAGGCCAAGGCCAGCCACGAAGGCGCGGTCGCCGCTGCTGTGTCTGACGCAGTGCTGTTTAACGAGCTGGACCCCCTGCTGAAGGCAGTCAGGGGCGACGAGGCCCCCCAGCCCACTCAGGATGCCCAGGAGCAGGCCCCGGAGGCTGAGGAGGCATCAGTGGACCCTGAGCCCGTTGCAGAGGCCAAGCAGGGGCGGGGGAGGCGGTGAGCTACGACGAGCGCTACGAGGAGGCCGGCGCCCGGTTCTGGGGGGCGGCCAAGGCCCTGCTCAGCCTGAAAAGCATCGACCTGCTCAATGTCGCCACCGACGCCATGAAGCAGCAGGCCAAGGAGTTTGCCGAAGGCATCAATGGCCCCCACGTTGGCTGCATGTGCGAGCGCTGCATTGAACTGCGGGAGCAGATCGCAGCCCAGTCTGCCGATGCGCCTGACCCAACGGATGCCTGGTAAGGTGGCAGAGTCAATCATCTTGTCGGGTGAAAGGCAGGCAAAGCCCCACGGCCCTGAAAGCCGGGGGTTTTGCTGTGTCTGAGCGCTACCCGAACTCCATCCTTCCAGAAGAGCTGGAATCATTCCCGTACTTCCTTGCTTGGGGGATGCGGGAAACCGGGCTGATCGGCCCGGAGGAAGAGCCCACCAGGATGCAGCTGCTGATCGCTGACTGGCTGAATCACGAAGCAGGCGGGGCCTCCATCACGGCCGCCTTTCGAGAGGCGTCAAAGTCTTACATCGCTGGCTGGGCCGCGCTGCACCGGCTAAGCCTGGATCCGTTCAACGAGAAGGTGTTGCTGACCGGTGCCACGGCCAAGAAGCCGACTGAGGTCAGCAGTTGGATGCAGAAGACCGTTGCGGCGGTAGATCTTTTCGAGCCTTTGCGGCCACGGCGTGATCAGCTGTCTTCGGTGATTGCGTGGGACGTGGGGCCCAGCTCGATCGACCAGGCCCCAAGCGTGCGGGTCTCGGGGATCCTTTCCCCTGGCCTAACCGGCTCCCGTGCCACCTTCATCCTGCCGGATGACGTGGAGAACGAAAGCAACAGCATCACGCTGCTCAAGCAGCAACGGCTGGCGTCAATCTTCAACGAGCTGGTGGCCATCTTGAAGGTGCCGGCCCCGGGTCAGATGAAGCGCTCCATCCGGGTGCTGGGCACCCCGCACATCGAGACCAGTTTGTACCTGGAGCTATCGCGCAACCGCGGCTATGGGATCCGCTATTTCCCGGCCCGATACCCAGACCCCAACGACGAGAACAGCTGGGGTTGTTACGACGGCAACCTATGTCCGCAGCTAGCGGAAGAGGTCCAACAGCACCCATGGCTGATTGGGATGCCGACCGACCCGGAGCGGTTCCCAGAGGTAGTGCTGCTTGAAAAGGAGCTGAGGGGCACCAGAGCATGGGTGCAGCTTCAGTACCAGCTCAACTGCCGACTGAGCACCGCCGAGAAGTACCCCTGCCGCCTGGGCGACCTGCTGGTGTTGAGCCTGGACGGCAAGGCGCTGCCGGAGCTGCTGGCATGGAGCGGCAGCCCGGAGCAGCGCATCAATCCGTTCGGCGTCAAGAGCGAGCTGCAGTGCGTGGGCATGGGCTCCGATCGCTTCTATCACCGCCCGGTGATGCAGGGCGGCTGGCTGCCACGGTCGGAGGTGTGGCGAACGGCAATGGCGATCGACCCATCGGCCCGGGGCCGCGACGAAATGGCGTGGGTGGTGCTGGCGGAGCTGAACGGCAACGTGTTTGCGCTGGACTGGGGAGGCACGCAGGCCGGCTTTGAGGATGCGACCCTGACGGCCCTTTGCGAAAAGGCCAAGCAGTGGGGTGTCCAGGTGGTGCTGCCAGAGCCCAACTACGGCGGCGGCATGTTCAACCAGATCCTGCTGCCCCACATGCAGCGGATCTACCCAAACTGCTCAATCCTGGGGCCTGACGAGGTGCCATGGAGCACGGCGCAGAAGGAAGTTCGCATCGTGAACACCGTGGCCCCCTTGGTGCAGCAGCACCGGCTGGTGGTCAACGAGGCCCGAATCCAGTCGGAATGGGAGGAGGCCGAGCGGGATCCTGAAACCGGGCACCAGCGGACGCTGATGTTCCAGCTCAGCAGGGTTACAACCGACCGCAACTGCCTGCAATGGATCGACCGGCTCGATGCCCTGGCGATCGGTTGCGCCTGGTTTGAGGAATCAGCGGCCCAGGATCAAGCGAAGGTGACGGAGCAGCGCAACGCGGAGAAGCTCCAGGCCGTTATGGACGCAATCCACGACGAATCAGGGCGTGGTATCGAGGCCCTGGCCCTGGGGCTGCCACTCAACGGCTACTACGGCGGCCGAGCTGTCGGCGGCCTCAAGCGCCGCTAAGTGCGGGGATACCTTCAGCCTGGCCTCTAGGTGGCCTTTGGGGATCCGGCTGCCGGCAAGGGCCTTGGCCAGGGCCCCCAGGGGGTCTTCCGGCGTGGCTGCCACTGAGATCCTGTTCTGCTTGAGCAGCTGCAACGCTGTCCTGAGGTCGTCATTGGACGCCGGAATGATTGTGCCCTCAGGGCCAGGCCTTCCGTTCTGCACCACGTCGAGAATCTCGTCCGCGACCGCCTCGTGCAGCTCTTCTAGCTTCTTCTTAAGGCTTTCCTGGTCCATTTTCAGCCAGCGGGGGTGCTTGGGGGCGGATCGCTGGGGGGCGGGGCCTGGTCCTCCCGTTTGCGGGCCTGCCATTGCTTCCCTAGCCAGTCCAGGGGTGATTTCACCAGGATGCCGGCGGCAAAATTCCACCGTGGCTCGCAAAATTCCCACGGCTTGGGGGCTCGCAGCTCACACGCGGCAAGGTAGGAGGCAAGAAAAGCGCTGACCACCCACATCATTTCGTGTGGGCCTCCACAATCCTGATCCGGTCTTCGTGATCGTTGATTTTTTCGTGATGGTGGGCCAGCAAGGCGTCGATTCGGCCCTGAGACTTGCCCAGATGGTTGCCGATCGACCACAGCGCCTTAACCGCTGAGCCGCCAAGGGTCAATACTGCAGCGACGGTGGCGAGGACGCCGGCTACTTCAACGACTCCCACTACAGGGCTGCAGAGTTCTGGTGAATATTAGCGTGTTATGAGTGATTGCCCGCTGGTTATACGATCATCAAGAGGTCGGGAGCGGCCCGGTCGGGACAACGTGAGGCAGGGCGACACCAAGAAGAACCTGGAAGTCGTTCATATTTCCGATCCAAAGCCTGCCTGTAGTGTCATAAGTCCCGATCGCAAGCAGTGTTTGCAATATACTGTCGGTGTAAGGATTACTGACGCCATGCGAAAGATTACCGTTTACCGTAGTTCTTGCTACCCCACTTGCTCTAGTGTGTTGTATAAATGCCCATTCATCATTAGCGGGCACGTTTTGCGTTCCATCTTGAAAGAATCTATTATGGCCAGACACCACCACTTTGTTAGTAGACATGGCGCCCCATAGCGTAAAAGAATCGCGGGGTAAAAATAGATTACTAGAGTTAACGCTATCGTAAAAATAAAACAAGCCTCTATTAGAAGAGTAGCTTGGCTTTATAGCCCAAAACCGTATTGTGTAGTCTCCTTCTCCTATGACATCCGCCAGCGCAGCAGACATCCATGCTCCCGCAGCGCCGCTGAAAGATGCGCTGCCCGCGCCCCAGCGTCCTACCGTTGTACTAATTGACACGTTTCCAGGCGTTACTGAGAGAGATCTACCACTTACATCAGTAAAGCCCGTGGCGCTGGTCAGCGGCAGATGCAGGATGACCGACCTATATCCAGGGTCTTTCCCTACAAGCCTAGGAGGCGTTGTTGTAGCGTTAAGATTTACCCGGATGGATAGGCTATAGTATTTCATTATCGCCCTTTCGGCGACATTCTTAGGCCTAGCTTCTTGGCCGGCACCAATAACCAAATTCGAGCCTGTGCCCTCTGGATTCAAAGCAACATCCCCAGACCCCGCCGCTGGTGTGTCCCGTCTGTAAGGAATCACAATTTCCTTGTTTTGATCTGCCTGATAGCTGCCCTTTACCCGGTTTGGATCCAGCCCTCTGCCATTGTCTAGGCCCCGCAGGACTACTCCTCGCAGGTCTGGGCCGGCCACAAACGTTGTCGATCCATCGCCTGCTCCGTAGGACGTGCCGTGCTTCAGGAATAATTCAGCGAACGCAACCCGGCTCACAGTTGCGCCAATGGCAGGGCCCCAGCCTAGTGGGTCTGTAGGTGAAGTTGTATAAGCAATGTCTCCAACCTCGCCAGCGCCACTAGCGATTAGCCTTACGTCGGCAAGGCTGGTATTAACACCAGCTAGCTGGGCTGTAACCACAGCATTCGCCGCAGTCACTTGCGCCAGCAATGCAGCGTTTGCCGCGTTTACCTGTGCCAGCAATGCAGCATTCTGCTGCTCTACCTGTTGGTTTACGACGACAGCCTGCCCTTCTAGCTGCTGGCTTGTGCTTAGCGATATTGATACCGATACATTGGCCTTGTCTAGGTTCTCCTGGACCGCATACAACTTCTGTTTGTCTGCTATCAGTAGATCATTCGCATCAACATTTGACCCGTCAGTCCAGCCCACCAGTGGCGCGGCAATCGGCGTTCCACGGATCACGGTCAGGGTTTTACCTGTCGTGACGGCAACCATGCTGATCTGGCCGTCGTTGATCCAGTTGTAATCAGTGCCGCTGATATAAAGCTGGTCAAAGGTGCCTTCGGACAAGCTCAGGTTGGCGAATACCTGGACGTGGGATCTTGAGATAAAGGGGAACGGGACGGGCACCGATAAGCCCGCAACGCCTCCCTGCAGGGTGCGGTAGCTGTAAGGGGTAGAGGTCATAACGCCTGCACGGTTGCAGACATTCTGGCAGGCCCTGGCTTAATCGCCTTGCGGCAATACCTGAAGCACCCCTGCCTTCTCGATTGCCCGCTGCAAGCTGCCCTCGTTGGCGGCGGTCATCAGCCGCTGGTATTCCTGCGCTGGCTCGGTGTCGCTGCCGTCCAGCTTCCAGATGGCCCTGTTCTCGTAGTAGCTCTTGACCGCCCGGATCATCCACGGGCCAGGCTGCTGCAGCCGTGCCGCCGGCGGCAGGTCGTTCACCTCGGGGTTGGAGCTGGTGAGCTTGTTGGCCTGGATCGCCTTGTACTCGGGGGACCGGAACAGGTGTTCCATGGCCTGGTAGACGGTGCGGCCCTTGATCGCCCGGGCAACGGCATCACCCAGCGCCGTGGGGATCGGCACGTTGACGCCAAACCGGACCTTGGACCCGTTGGGTAGGTCGATAATGGTTTCCTCCCTGCCCTGCACCGCATAGGTGAATGCCTGACCGGCCAGGTATCGGGTTGCCGGGAAGTCGTCCTCGCCGACGATGGTGCCGATGTAGCCGTTCAGCTCCTTCTGCACCTCGGGGCTCAATGGCACCCCCTTGTGGTGGGCGGACAGCAGCGGTGTGGGCGGATCCAGCAACTGCTGCTTCTCCAGCTCCCGATGCACCGGCGAGTTGTAGAAGCCGGGGAAGCCGCTGGGGAAGCCCTCCTGATCCATGCCCTCGGGCAGGTGGATGGCGCGGCCCAGCCAGTCGGTTTCGCGGTAAGGGATGCCGGCGATCCGGCCAGCCAGCGGCTGCAGGTTCACCAGCAGGTTTTTGATGCCATCGCGGGTGAACTGCAGCTCGGGCGGCAGTTCCGCTTTGGCGATCAACTGCTCGTCTGCCGGGCTGATCTTGGGGTACTCGAACATGTCATTGCGGGTGGAGCCGCTGTAGCGCTCAATCATCCGGATAGGCCCGCTGAAGGGGTTGAACTGGCCCGCTGCCACCCATCCGGCGAACTTGCCCCAGGCTTGCTCGTCACCCCGGCTGGATAGCTCCAGGAGGCGCTGCATCATTGCCAGGGTGGTCTGGCGGACTATGGCGCCAGTGAGCACCTGCATCATCCCCATGCCGACCTTGCGCTTATCCATCTGGCTGGCATTGGCAGCCTCCAGCGCATCGCTGACGTCCTTCCACAGGAAAAGGGTGTTCAGGATTGGGATGCCGCCCAACGGGATCGGGATGCCATAAACACTGTTTGGCACCCGGCCCTCAGCTTTCATCCTCGTCATCCACTGCTGCCGGGCTATGGGGTCCACCGGGCCATTGCCGGTGAGCTTGCCGGTGTCGTTGTCGAGGGCGAAGAATGCCGCGGCGAGCAGGCCGCTCGTCACCCATGCCGCCTCCACCTGGGCGGTCTGGGCCGCCGTGGGCATTCGGCCGTGCAGCTTCTCGTTGAGGAACTTGAGCGTCGGCACCGTTGGCCCCAGGCCCATTTCCATCACGTCGAAGATCAAGCCGTTAATCGGCATCCTGATCACTGGCGCCAGCACGGCATCGCCAATCCAGCTCGATTCCTGAACGGCCTTTGCCACCTTGTACGCCGTGCCGCCAAGCGGCCCGTCTGGCGTGTTCTGGAATCGCATCTTGTCGGCATAGTCCCAGGCCCGCTGGGATAGGTCGTCAGCCAGCACGGGATAGCCGACCACCCGCTTGGACTTGATCATGTAAGCCCGCAACTGCTCGTCATCCACCATCTCGGCAGTGAGGCTGTGCTTCCTGCGGAAGTCGAGCAGGTTCTGCTCAGTGGGGATCTCCTGGTAGACGGCATCCTCCATCTTCTTGTTCACCCAGTCATTGACCCGTTGGGTGTCAGGGATGCCTGCTTCGTCAAGCAAGCCCAGCTGCAAGCCATCCTTGCGGGCCTGCATCAGCAGATCGTTGCGCATCTTGAACCGAAAAAGCCGCATCCCGGCAACGTTGTCCACTGCGGCAAGGCCCGCAAAGGCTTGGTTGATCGGGAAGTCGATGCCGGTTGCTTTCTTCAGCAAGGCATGAATTGTGAGCCTGGTGCCCACATGGATCTTGTCGCGCAGGTCCCGCAGCAGGCCCTCGTCGCCAAGCAAACCTTTGCCGCCTGGGCTGAAGTCGGCGATGTTGGTCCATGGGTTGGCGATCGGCTTGTGCCAAACCTCCCGCGCCACCCGCAGCGCCTCTTCGGGGTCCATGGCCCTGCTGTGGACCGTCACATCATTGGCGAATGGGGTGTTGCCTGTCAGGAACCCTTCTTTGTAAAGCTCCATGGCACCAAGGTTCATCGTGGCGCCCATTTGTTTGTTGGCCTCCCATGCGAGCTGGATGCCCTCCAGCCGGTCTTTCATTGAGGTCCGAAAAAGCTTGGTGCCAAACGGCGCCATCATCGGCCCGTTCTCGATGGCCGTCCGCAGTAGGCCGACCCGCTCCATGACCGCGTTGCTGCCCAGGTTGAGCACCACTTGAGTATTGAAATTCCAAAACCAAGAATCCTTGAAATAACCAAGATCCCGCCTGGCGCCAGGGGAGCGCCACAACCGGTCCAGCGCCGCCTCAGGATCGATGCTGTCGATCCTGATGTCGAGCTCCAACTGCTTCAAGGCTTCAACGCCATCAGGGCCCTGGTCGATGGCCTGCAACACCTTGCCGATCAGGGTGTCGTCTCCCAGGTCGTCCGGGGTCAGGTTCAGGGGGTCGCCACCGGGTACGTCAGGCGTGGCCTCCGGGGGCGCCCAAATGTCGCGGGTGGGGGCTGGCAGGTCGCCGGGCTCGCCGATGGACCGCTGGAGGCTTTGCAGATACTGGCCGCCACTGCGCCGCGCCTTGGCGTTGTGGCGCTCCAGGATCAGCGCTTTCTTGTAGGCCTCGACAAACCTGGCGCCAAGCTCCGTGGGTGGCGTGTCTCCCGCTTCTTGCATGAAGCCACGCAGCGCAGCGATGGACTCCACCAGGTTGTGCTTGGAAATATCGGCCATCGTTCGCAACCTTGTGCCATTTTCGACAAGTTGCATAAAAGGCTGGACGCTGCGGCTTGCCGCTTTGAGCATGGCGTCGTAATTCAGGCCAAGATCGCGGTAGCCATTGGCCACCCATCCGGCGAATTGTTCTGGAGTGGTGGTCGCCGTGACGAAGGCGTAGTCGTCGGGTGCGCGGGTTTCCCAGTTGCCCAGCAGGGCCTCGGTGACCGCCCCCATCTCCTGAGCCTGCACGTCGTCAAAGCGATCGGCGAGCTGGGCAAAGTTGGTAAACCTGCCCTCCATGCCCACAGGCGTTTCGCGCTCCCCCAGTGACCGGCGCACCGCTGCATTGACTGCCGGGGAGTCGGCGACGCCAACGAAGTTCCGCCAGATCGTGGACACATCGCTGCCCGGGCTGTCGCTGATCTGCCTGCTGACCCGTTGGGTGTAGGCCATCTCCCCTTGGATCCTGGCCAGCTCGGCCTCCGCTGCAGCCAGTTGCCGCTGCAGGTCATCGCAGTTGGTCACAGTCCGCAGCCTCCTTCGTTGAGTTTGTTCTTGAGATCGGCGACCTTTTGGCTGGCCTTGCCGGCCTGGCGGCCCTGCTCGGGCAGGGGCAGGCGTGGGGTGTCACCGCCAAATGGTTGCACCGGAATGACGGCAGTGGCGCCATCAGCATCCTTGACCCCATCCTTGACGGCCTTTTTGACCATGGCGCCATGGGCGGCAACCTGATCCACGCTGAAGCCGGCGGCGGCCAAGGCCTCCCGGTATTTCTGGGCTGCCTTGGATTCGCCCTTGGTTCGATCGCTGGCCAGCATGTAGGCCGTGCGGTCCAGGTCTGATTCGAACTGCAACTTCTTGTTGCCGTAGCGCGGGGCCGCCTTGCTCAGGTCGGCGGGTAGGACGAACGGCGGGGCATTGCTGACCTCGGCGGCGACCAGGGCCTTCCTGGCGGGTGGCGGTAGCTCGCCCACATCTTCCAGTTCAAGATCGATGGCCCGGCGCCGCAGATCGAATATCTGTTCGCCAATGTCATCTAGCCGCTCATCCGATGCCTTCATGGCGTCAATCACGTCCCGCAGTGTTTCAGACAGCTTTTTGGGCTTGCCGTCACTGCTGGCCGCCACCGGCGATGGTTGAGTGGCTTTAGCGTCTTGCATCCGCTGACCAAAATCCTGGATAAATGCAGCCTGCGCCTCTTCTTTTGTCATGCCTTTATATTTCTTGCCACGCTCCAAGATCCAATCGGTCTCGAAAAGCTGGCTGGCCAATATTGAAAACGATTTTACGTCTGACTCTTTCATCTTTTGAATTACATCGCGCATTACACCGCTTATTGACCCCTTGGCCGCAGGCTGCACTACCTCGGGGGTGATGGCTTTAGATGCGGCGGGCGGTAATGCATTAGACGCGGCGGGCGGTAATGCATTAGACGCGGCGGGCGGTAATGCGTCAGAATCGAGAGGGATACTCGTAATAAATTCGCTAAGTTCATCGTTCATACGGCCTAAAAATTTGCCGTGTTCTTTCATGTGATATAACGCATTTGCCATAATTTCCAGCGTATCTCTGCCGTCTCCGTCTATTGGTGAGGCCAGCCAGGCATCCCCCACTCCGCTCTCCCGCTGCCGCTCTTCCCACGGCTTGAAGTCATACCCTGACGCCTCGCGCATGGCCTTCTCGACCTCCCAGCGCATCTGGGCATCGCTGGCCTGGTATTCAGCCCCCAGCACCAGATCGTGTTGCGCATCGCCCCAGTCGCCACCCAACCCCTCGGGTACCTCCACGGGCCCGGTTTCCGTGGGCCGCACTTCGCCGTTGGCAATCGCCCGCTGCAGGGCGTGGCGCTCCAGGTCGGCCCTGGGCACCGGGGGCAGGACTTCAGGGGTGATGGCAGCCGGGGAGGGAGGGGCAGCCGTCGGGGCCACGGGGGCCGGGGTGTCAGCGCCGCTCCTGGTCGTCAGGCCCGCTTCGTTCAGCACTTGCTCAATGCTTTTGACGATCTCCTTCTGCACCTGTTTGGTGACGACATCGGCCTTTTCGCCGCTGGCGATGCGCTTGGCGCCCTCGTTCAGTGTGTCGGCCATGGGGCCCTTGACAGACTTGAGCGTGTCGAACATCGCCAGCGCCTGGGAAGCGTCCGCCACCCGCGCACCTGCCGCAGCGGCGTCAACTGAAGCAACGCCGGCCCCCTCAAACGCATCGGCGTTCTTGATGGCTGATCCAAATACCCGCTTCTCTTTGCCAAGCGCTCGGCGCACATCGGCAACCAGTTCTGCCCGCACAACCATCGGGGCCAAGACTTCTTCTTCAAAGCCTGGGAGCTTGCCCTGGCCGTCCTGCGGTTTTACGACGACGCTGCCTTGATCCCGCGCCACTTCGATGATTTCACGGAATGCGCCGGCCGACATCTTGGGCCGCTGCTGCAGCACCTGATAGGCGCCGCGCATCCCCGCTTCATCCAGCCCCGACGCCCCCAGGTCCAGGAAGCGGCCTAGGTCGTGGGTTTCGTTGATGGCATCTTGAAATATCTCAGCCGGCAGTTTGCTCAAGGCCAGGCCCTGGCGGCCATAGCCCTTGTCGGTCGGGATCCCGGCGGCATCCAGCTGCGCCGCGTCAGCCAAGCCTGTGGCCTTGATGAACTTGGCCGCATCGAATGGCGTGCCGGCCCCGGCGGCAATGTTGGCCATGGCCCCCTCGGCCTTGGCGGCGGGAGGGGTTGTGGCGTCCACCTCGCGGGTGATCAATGACGGCACCCCAAGCCGCTCAGCCAGGGCCCGCCGGTTGTGGCCGTTGACGACCACGGTTTCGCCGGTCTTGGGATCGGTGAAGGTGTCCACCACCCCTTCCAGGTTGGGGTTCCACTTGTCCACTCCCCCCAGGGAATGGCCCATCTGCTCGCCCTTGGCGTTGACGTTTTCCTTGTACTGAAACTCCTTGGGCCTGGCGACGACCTTGCCGATTGGCGTCAGGGTCACATCGTCCCGCAACCGATTCGGCAGGATCGTGGTGCCCTGGGCTGAGAACTCTTTAATCCCCGCAACTATGTCTGGCCGGGTGAAGGCTTCCCAGTCGCGGCCGGTGGCGGCATGGATCAGCTCGAACAGCCGCGGGCTGGCCTCTGGGTGGGCCAACTCCTGCAATGTGACGGTCGGGATCTTGTCGAACTGCTTGATCCATGGCTCAAGGTCGCCAGCACCGTTCAGGTAGAGCTCGCTCAGGTTCGCGGTCGGCATCCCGGCCGCATCCTCGCTGACCTCAGCCCTGATGCGTGGCACCGGCCTAGTGGCCACCACGTCATTGAGCTGCTGGAGCACCGGGCCACCATCGGCCCCAGCGACAGCCAGGGCCGCCAGCTCGTCGTCATCGAGGAGGCCCAGGGTTTTCTGGACATCGGCGACTTCGGGGAGGTCCCCGTTGTTCCAGAACTCTTCGGCTGGGTCGATCTGTGTTGCCGGGGGTTCCTCGGCAACCTGTAAGGAGGGCTTACCGGTTGGGGCGGGCGCGGCATCATCCGGCAGCCCGGGGGGCGGGGGCGGAACGGGGGCAGCGGGGTCTGGCACTGGCGCCACCCCTCCATCGTCCGCCGGCTTGCTGGGCTTAAACCGATCCAGGATCTGCTGCGTCCTTTCGTCCACCGTCAGCTTCAGCGGCGCCGGCTTGGCCCTGCCGGCCTGGGTGAACTGCTGCCGGCCGTCCACGTCCTCCACCAGCCCCGCGGCCTTCACCGCCTCGTTGGCCGTGGTGTGTTCGGTGTTGGCCCGCAGCGCCCGCTTCTGCCTGGCGATGTTGGGGAACATGTCGCCGGCCTTGCCGAGCGCCCGCACGCCGCCGACGATCCCCAGCCCCAGCACTTCCCCGCCGACCAGGTTGGGCAGCACCGACTTCATGCCGGCCGTCACCCGGTCATCCTTGAGGGGGTCCACTGCCCCAGGGATCTTCTGGCCGGTCAACGCCTCGGCCATGTTCGACATATTGCCCTGGGTGGAGTCCTGGGTGAAGCTGCTCAGCCCGTGGGCAAGCCCCAGCCGGGTGCCCAGGCGCAGGCCCTTGCTGACCACGCTGGGCCCTTGAAACAGCTTGACCGGGGGGACCAGCACTGCGGTGCCGCCTTCCACCCCCAGCGATCGGGCTGTGGTATCGATGATGCCCCGCTGCGGCTCGGTCAGGTCCTCGGGTTGCTTGGCGCGATTCAGCGCATAGCCCTCGCGGACAAAGGCATTCAGCGCTCGCCCAGGGCGCGATGCTTTTGGATCGGCAAACTTTGCGCCCTTGAACACCCTTTGGCCGATGGCGATGGCGCCCTCGCCAGCCGTTTGCATGGCGCCATAGCTGAATGCCGCCAGCCCTTGGCGCACGGTCGGGGAATGGCGGCCAATTTCACGAAGGAACCCTCCGCCAGGGTTGATCATGTTGGCAACTCTCGTCTTTGCATCCGTTCGCAACGGGCCGCCCGTCTGCGTGGCCTCCAAGCTCTGGATCACCTTGCCGGCGTACTTCAGCTCATTGGTGACGGCATGGGTGAGGTTTTGCCACCACGGCTTCGCGGGGGCAGCCTTCTTGCCCTTGGGCTTCGGCTTCGGTTTGGCCTTGGGGGCCGGGGCCGCCGGGGCGTCCGGTATCGGGGTGTGATCGTTGGCCGTGTCGTCGCCGGTGAGGACGAGCTTCCCGTTTACGAAATCAACTTGTTGTGGCATCGGTCAGTCCCTCTGTTGGTGGTCAGTTCCCGCGAAACTCGAAGTGGCCGCCGTGGTCCCCGGGCCCCCCATAGCGGTGCAAGTACCAGCCATAGCGGGCGCCGTTCTTCTCGATCCAGTCATGCGATGCCCCGTGAATATCCATGGCATTGCCCCCCAGATGCTTCGACTTAGGTGCCCCCCCCACGGCCGCGTTTTTGCTTGCGGACCTTTGGGAGCTAGCAATGTCACTGGCTTTGACTATCCCGCCAGAGTCGCGCACCATCGCCGCAAAGGCGTTCGCGGCAGACCGGCCAAACACAACTGGACGCCCCTTTGAGTCGCGGCCGCCGGGGACGGTGTACCCGCTGCCTGTCTCTGGGTGGGCGATGGCGACGGCGGGGCCTCGGTCCCACTGACCACCACCACCGCTTGGCGCCGTGGATCTTGCCGCCGGCCGCCGATACGGGTTGAAGGAAATCAGCCGTTGCGGTTGCGCCGGCATCCCCCCGGCCGGCATCCCCGCCGCGATTGATGGCTGGGTGCCGGTGATCGCATCGAGCGCCCACATCGAGGCCCTGGCCAGCACGGGATAGGCCGCGTTGGCCGCAGTGGCGACGTACCGCAGGGGAGTCGTTTCGGCGCTGCTGATCTCCTGCAGGTGCTTCATCGCCTTGGGAGTGATCGTCATGCCGTAGCGCTTCATCTGCCCCTCCAGGAATTCGGCCGGCGTCCGGGCCCTGCCATCCATGGCGGCCCGCTTGAGCTGGGGGCTGAAGCCCTTGCCGGACTGCAGCCGCACCAGCTCGGACTGGATGCCCTCCCGGTTCAGGATCGTTTCGTTCTGCCAGTTCAGCAAGCGCTGCTGACGCTTCGGGAAGTTGTCGAGCTGCTGGACGCCAAAGGTCGGGGGCGCCGCCTGTGCCGGCTTGCCGGTGGCGGCCGGGTCCGCAGGGGTCGCCATGGTGCCAGGGACCGATGGGGCGCCGCTGACCCGTCCGCCGGGGAACAGCGTTTTGTAGGCCGCCTTACTGGTGTCGCTCAGGGTGCCGTATTGCGTAGCGGCCTTCTGAGCAATCTCTTCCGTCTCGGCCTCGCTCAGCGATGCCCCTTTCTTCGCCGCTGCAGCGCTGATGGCGGCGTTGACATAGGGGAACAGGGCGTTCTTGAGGTTGGCCCTTGCCCGGTCCTTGTTTGCCAGCAGGCTCGTCAGGGCGTTGGGGGTCCGGGACAGCAACGCCTCCCGTTCGTTGCCCCCGTACTCACGAGTCAAGGCGGCAGCGATTTCGCCCTCAACAATCCGATTCACTGCGCTTCGGAACAGGGTTCCGCCCTTGCCGTCCTTCTCCTTGACGATCGCCTCAAACTGGCGGTCCTTGGCCCCCCGGTCTTTGGGGTCGATGCTTTCCCGCTCCACCATCCAGCCCCGCCGGGCCTTCACCGGATCCCAGTCATCCCCGAACTGGCCCTGCAGCCCAAGGAGGTAATCATCGCCAGCGCCAGGGGCGTAGCTGTAGCCAGGGATGTCCTTGACCACTCCCACCATGCCCCCCAGCGACTTCAGGAACGGGGCCAGCGGGGCGCCAGGGTTCTCCTGCTGGTAGCGCTTGAGCTGGGCCTGGGCCCATGCCGCCTTCGCCTCTTCGTCCTGCGGGTCAACTTGCAGCAGTCCTGGGAGGTCTGGTCGCCCGGTCAGCAGCATGTCTTCGGAGCTTTCGAGCAGTTGCTTCTCCCGCCGCTCCCGTTGCTTAAACGCATATTCCCCATACTTCATTTCACTATCAATGCTTTCCAGCCTATACATGGCGCCAAGCGTCATGCGCTCTTTCTCGCCCGTCGCCGGGTTCGTCACAAGCGCTGGGCCAGTGCGGATCCCGCTGACAAACTTCTTAAACTGCGGATCATCGAGCCCGTTTGCATCGGCATTGGCGAACAGAACCTCGGCCACTTTCTTGCCGAAGTAAGTCGGCTCCCCCGTCAAGCCCATCTTTGCCGATTCGCCGTCAAGGATTATCTCTGCTTGGTTGTAAAGAGCCGCATCCATGGCCCTCTGGCTTTCGGGGCTGTCGTCGTTATTGATTGCCTGATTGCCAATGATGACTTGGCCTTCCTTGCGATACCGCTGGGCCTTAAAGTCCGCCCACAACGCCATAATCCGGGTTGCGGCAATGGGCGGCACGGTGGCTTTCACATACTCAACCTTGTCCCTCAGCGAGCGATTGGAGACCTTCTCCCAGGCTTGGTTGATCTTTGGCAGCGTGTTAGCCAGGAAGCCAGGCGTGGTTTCGTCCAGCGCATATTTCTGGGCCAGCTGCGTGGTCACATTGGCCCGCAGCCGCTGGAGCATGGCGGGCCCCTTGTCGCCGGCCGCCAGGATCGCAGCGGCGTTCTGCTCGTAGGCCGACTCCATTGCGGACCCGATCTCTGCGCCCGCCAGCGTGGCCAGCCCCCGCTGCACACCCATCTGCCGGTAGGGGTTGAGCAGGTCCATCAAGAACCCGCCCTCGGGGTCTTTGGCCGCCAGCCTCCGATTCGCTGCGGCGTAGTCGTAACTGGCTGCCTCGTTGGTCCGGTCAGCTGTGCTCAGCGCCTGCAGGCTGGCGTTCCTTGCTTCGTCGTAGGCCTGCCGCTGGCCCCGCTGGGCCGCCGATGCAGCCGCAGATTCAGCGCCCTGCTGCAAGGTTGCAATCAGGCTGCGCGAGAACGGCGCCAGGGCCTCGGCCAGCTGCTGGCTGCGGTTGACGCCGCCGATGCTGGCCATGCCGGGCCCCTGCAGCAGGGTGGCCCCGGGCAGCGCCGGCATCCCCGGAGGCGCGACCGGTGCGGCGAGCTGTATCTGCGCCGGCCGCACAAAGTCGGAGACCGGCCTGGCAGCCGGGTTAATCGAGCCCTGGGGGAGGTCGGACTGCGCCATCAATAGGCCCCCGCAGCGTCACCAAGGCCGGCCATGGCCGACCGTCTCATCCCCTGCTGGCTTTGCTGATAGGTACCAATGCCGCCCAGCAACGCGGTGCCAAGGCCCAGCCCGCCGATGCCACCGCTTGGAGCTACCCCTGTCATCGAGGGGGCGGACGGCATCATCAGCGCAGGTAGCGGCACAAACGGCGCCATGGGTTCGATGTAGCGGGTGGGCTCGTAGAAGCTCTGGCTGTTCCATTGGCTCAGATACCGGCCAACGGACGCGGCCTGCTGGCGGGTGTATTGCTTGTCCTGGAGCTTCCTGTTGATGGCAGCGATCGAGTCGTAATCCCCGGCCTGCTTGGCGTAGTTGTTGATCAAGCGGTCCACCGATTGGCCCTGTCGATCCATGGCCTGCACCGACGCCCTGCCCTGCAGCGCCCGCCAGTGATACTGCTGCTGGGCCACCAGTTCTTGCATGGCCGCCTCTTGAAACTGGGCCGCCATGGCCTCTGAGTTGCCGACGAACTCCGCGCCCGCCGCTGCCCGGGTGTTTGCCACCAGGTCTGCCTGGCTTGCCTGTTTGGCCAGCTCAAAATTCTGCAGTTGGTGGACATAGGCCAACTGCTGGTTGTGTTGCAGCGTTGCTTGCCAATACTGCTGCTGAGATGCAGCGTCCTGAAATCTGGCATTCAGATCAGATTGCCATTTTGCAAACTTATTCGTTGCCTCCTGAAAAGACCTTTGGGCCCTGTATTCCTGCTGCTGCGCCTTGGCCTGGGCATTAGCGCCGAACAGCCCCAGGCCGGTGCTAACCGCTGAGATACCAAGCGAAATAGGGTTCAGAATCACAGCGACCTCCAGACATTGCAGAACAGCTGCCCATAAGGACCAAATGGCGCCGCGGCTTCGACTCGAAACTCCATCGCCTCCAGCCAGCACAGGGATTCTACGTTGGCCGCATGGATCCAGTTCTCCACCATTGGATAGTCGCCCGCTTCCTCCTTGTAGGCCAGTAGCCAGTCGATCCATCGTCGCCCCTGCAGCGCCAGGGCGCGCCGCCGCTCGGGCGTGGCCGTCAGCGCATCGGTCGCCAGCAGCCAGATAATCGAGCCATTCAGGCCGCAGGCCCCCAGGGCCTCGCCGTTTTCTGCGCAGATGGAATGAACGATGTCCGACTCACGCACCGCCTCCCGGAGGGCCTCGGCGCCGCTGATGCCATAGGCGTACCGGCATTCGAGATCGTCGCTATGGCGCAGGTTGGCCGCCACCGCTTCGACGTGTTTTGCTGTTGCCGGGCATAGCTTGATCATTGGATGGGCCGGGATCTGCTGGTAATGGTGGCGATCCAGTCCAGACCGCTGAACATGCACGGGTTGGGGGTGCTGTTGACCAGATCGACCTGGCAAGTTTCGCCCTTGGAAGCAATCGGGACTTGGAACACCCCCTCGAAATAGCTGCGGTCCTCGATGTCCAGGCCCTGGCCCAGGGTGCTGCCAACCTGGCTGTTGCGAACCCCCAGGGTCCAGCCGTCAAACTTGTAGACGGCGGTATCCCGTCTCTCGGGCGTCACTTCAACCTTGAAAAAGCTGGTGTCGTGATACCGCAGCATGGCGTGCCGAACCTGGGTGCGGGCCACATTGGACGCCACCTTCCCGGCCCCGGCGTCAGCCTTCAGCACAAACTTGGAGAATCGATACCGAAACTCAAACGGCTGCCCGAAGACGATGTCCTTGTTCCGCCAGTCCCCCTGGGCGGCGATGGTGGTGGCCCCCGCCAGGGCCCGCCCGATCAGCTTGCCGCCGTTCTGCGTGGGCCCGTAGAGGGTCCATGCCTCCACCGGCACCTCAGCTGTATATCCCAGGGGCCAGACCGTGGCATCGGCCACCACGTTGTAAGTGCCGTTGGGCACCCGCACCGCTGCCGGGGTTGCCGTGGTGGTGGTCACACTGCGATCGAGCAGCAGGGTGGTCAACGCATCGGTGGACAGCCGATCTGCCACCGACATCTTCTCCAGCCAGACAGAGCCATCGGCGTACTCAATCAGCAGGTACAAGGTCTCGGTGACGCACTGAATCGCCAGCACCTTGCCGGCCGTCAGATCCCAATAGGACCAGCTGCGCTGCACCCGTTCGACGCCGTTGGCGCTGCCACGGTCCGAATACTTGTAGACGTAGATACGACTGCTGGTACCGGTGATGGCGAACCAGATCCCGGCGGTGTCATTGGCCGCCAGTTGCCGGATGCCGGCGGGGATGTAAGTGGGCACATGGTCGGTAATGCTCGGGGCTGCCCCGGTGAGCGCGGTTCCCACTCCCCTCAGGGCAAACTCCCGAAACTGGGTCCAGGTTCCATTGGTCTGGGCGAACACAATCCCGCCGGCCACTTGCAGCGGGGCCACCGCCGTGTCGCATTCGTAAGCCGTGAGTTGGTCGATAGTGGCAGTTGAAGGGGTCAACGCCTGCCCGCTGGACGCAGTCCTGAACTGCAGTTGATCGCTCCACAGGATCAGCTCGTCCTGACTGGAGACGGCATGGCGCAGGATGCTGACTTTGTTGCCGCTGGGCGCTTGGTCGTCGATCGGGTCGGTGTCGAGCACCGTTGTCACGGTCTCGGGGAAGAAATCAAAGAACGACTTGGCCCTGCTGAGGATTCGGCTTTCGTCAGCCAGCAAGCCCAGTCGGTTGCGGTGAATGAAGACCGCCTGGATCGGGTAGCCAATGAAGCTCGGGTCTGGGGCGGTGTCGTAATCGCCGGCCGTCCGCTCCCCCCACGCCGGGATCTTGGTGCCCCCCTGGGTGGTGCCGTTGGCGGGGCCAAAGTAGAAGGTGCCGTTGGCCAGCCGGACCAACAGATGGGGCATGGTGGCGGCATCGAGCCGGTAAGGCATCCCTGGCCCCACACACTCCTCCCATGCCCCCTCGCCGAACGACGACGCGGCTCCCCGGGGGACGAAGGAAACGTAGTAGTTGTCGAACTGGTTGCTTGGGTCGCCCTTGACCTCCACCTGGTAGCCGCGGGGGGCGATGGCCGGCAGATCGGTGAAGGCCTGCACGCTGCTCGTGATGGTCGTGATGTCGTCGTTGGCCCTGGCATCGACGGCGGCAATCGTGATAGCGCTGGCAGATCTGAAATGCAGTACCGACCCTTCTTGGACGATCGCTACTGTGATCCCTACTGAAGTGTTTTCCAATGCCGTCCTGATCTGACTCGCAATCTCGGCGGTACTGATTCGGTTCTCGATAATGTCGCTGCCGCTGGTGGTGACGGGCTGAATAGGGGTGACGACGGTGGCCAGCTGGCCGTTGACAGACACCCGGTAGGTCTGGCCGTAGTTGGCGGCCTTTACCCACACCAGGGCCTCGTGAGCCTCGGGCCTGGCCACTGCCGGCGCCAACGCGGCGGCCATCGCCGGCACCCGCTTGACATTGGAAATGAAGGTAAAGTCGGCAATGCTGGCGGCGCGAATCTCGGCGGCAGGGTTGCTGGCAGTGGAGAGATAGGAGTATCCCGATGGGGCGGACACCGTTTTCTCGTTGCCCGCCAGGTCAAACACCCGGATGGAACTGGCCCCGATTGCAACCAGGTACTGCTCGGTCGAATCCCGCAGGATCGAATGGAAAAACACGTTTCCCATGGATGCTGTTGCGACTCTCCGCAGCGCACTGGTGCCAGCACGCTTGCGTAGGCCATCGGCCATCGAGCTGTACCCATTGATCTGCAGCCTCCCTTGCGTCGGGTCGCATTGGGCGTCCGACTGCTGGGAGACGCCCTGAATCAGATTAGGGATTGATTGGCTGGATTGGCTCATAATGCAGGCAGGCCAAACCGGCTCCGGAACGTTTCGTATTCCACTGCCAACGCAGCCGTATCTAGCGCTGCGCCAATTATCTTAATTACACTAATAGCCCCGCTGATATAGTCCTGATTGGTTGCGCGACCGCCCCATCGTAACGGGGTGGCTTGAGAGCCCAGCGTGGCGGGTATGGTCGTGGTTGCTGTCGCCAGGATTGTCGTAACGTTACGTCGCAGGGTCATTGACGTTGATGGCACCCAAACCCCAGAAAACATACCCCATGTATTGTTAAAGTTACCTGAGGGATTGGCAATGAACCGGTTGTTTACATAGAACTGTAAAGCTGCGCCGTCTGCGGTTAATGCGTAGCCTGCTGCAGCCCGGTTCCCTCCAATTTTATCTAGCGACCATTTATCATTAGTGGCAATACGAGCCCAGATGATAATAGTTAGGCCAGCTGTTGGCACCAACTGGGTGCCGGAGTCGTTAAATTGAACGTAATCGTTCACACCGTCTAGCGGCAAGATGCCCCCGTTAGCCGTGCTAAATACAGGGCCACCTGTTAGCGTGCCACTAACGCCGGCAACCGAGCCCAGGTTGCTTAAGGTTGTACCACTGCCTGGATAACTGGCAGAGCTGCCGAAATCACAAAACAGCAGCGGCGTGGGGGCGCCGCTGGTAACGGGGGGCCTCCTTCTGTCTGCAACAACGGTCATCCGGTTACCTCCCACCCATGGCCCGCGTCTCCATTCCCTACGAAACCTCATTGACCCAACCGGCGGACAGGTCAACCGGGCGGCCGGCCTTGATTTCTTCAATCAGAAACGATTGACGTTCCAAGTTGACTAGGCCAGCATCCCTAATCCTTTGGCGCAGGGCCAATAACTCCTGCATTGCTGGCGTCGCCTGGTTTGCCTTGTCCCTTTCTTCAGCTTCGTCCAGCAACTCGCGGAACAGGGGATCACTGTTGGGAGGGTAGAGGCGGGAGTTTGCTTGAGAATAGGCAGCTTCGACTTGGCTTATCAACACTGCTTCTGGGTGCGGTTTTACCTCCAGTGTTTCCTCCCACGTTCCCAGTGGGCCGCCGGGTTTGGGGCTGGTATAGGGGACAGGACCCCAGATTGCGATCTCGTAATGGGTGCGGTCGTCATACTCGCGGACCTGGGGGGCGGTCTTCAGGTACCAAACCAGTTCAGGGCGGTCCTCGGGGAGGCCAAACAGGTTGGGCCATTCCGTGCCGGTTGGATTGGTGACAACGCCATCGCGCAACGGAACAAACAGATCAACGCTATGGCCCTCTTGTGGCCCTGGGTCAGCGTAATAACGAACCCCTGTATCAGGATTGGTGACAATGTTGGGAGCAGGCATGATCAGACCGAAGTGCGAGTGAATAGAAAGACAACAAAAACACCTGTAGCGCCCCCGAATCCCAGGACATCAAAGCCAACACGAGTGCCGGCAGTGATCCCAGTAGCTCCGGTTAGCAGCGAGGTCGCGTCCACCAGGCTGGCGCCAGCGGACAAAGTTGCATTGGCCGTCAGCAGCGACGTTTTAACGCCTGCCGCTGTTCGGCGGTAAGCGTTAAAAGTCGCCGTGCCAGTGCCAACAGTATCAATGTGACACCCAAAATATATACCCGTAATAGCAAAAGTTCCAGCGACAACAGCAACCGGCAGTTCGTCATAATTGGTGGCGGCGGTTCCCGCTTCCCCCTTGTTTGTTGCCTTGAATATCATCCCGTCAGCAATGGACGACAGACTAATAGCATTAGTGGTGGGGTTATAGGAAAGAGGCGCAACGGCTGATGCGACGCCATCGGTCCCGTCCGTTCCCGCGTCCCCGCGAGGGATCGTGAAGTTGAGGACCGCAGCCTGAGGCGTGCCGGCGTTGCTGACCGCTGCGGAGCTTCCCGCCGCTCCGGTGGTGATCGTTCCAATCCCGATCGTTGCGGCAGTCCCGTTCGTTCCGTTCGTTCCCGCGTCCCCGCGAGGGATCGTGAAGTTGAGGACCGCAGCCTGAGGCGTGCCGGCGTTGCTGACCGCTGCGGAGCTTCCCGCCGCTCCGGTGGTGACGGTGCCGATTTGGATTGTTCCTGCCGGCCCCTGGGTTCCGCTGCCCCCGGCTGCCGTCAGCATCCCATTGACAATGGACAAGCCGCTGCCCAGGGGAAGGGGTATTACTGCCCCCCCAGTGCCAAACAAGGCCAGGTTGCCGGCGCTCCCGGCTTGACCCGAAAGTGTTAGGCCAACAAAGCTCGGGGAGGCGTCAGTCCCCAGCGCTTGGGGCAAAGTGACACTCGCTCCCGGTGCTCCCCCCGACGACGCCCCCCTGCTCCCGCCAAAGCCAAGCGCCCCATCCCCCAGCCCGCTGCCGCGGCGTCCCCCCACCCCCAGACGCGGGCGGAATGTGGCCCATGAATCGCCGCCGGTCAGGGCATTGGGTTGCGACTGCGCAGTGTCGGTCCGCAGCAGGTTGGCCCATGCCTCGTCCTGATCGGCCTGCGTGAGCTGGTAGGTGGTGGTGTTCCCCACCGCCCTGTTGCTGAACACCCGCGCCGCACGGATGGTGGCCCAGCGGTTGTAGACCTCGGGGGATTCGTCCCACGACAGCAGGGTGACGACGTTGGCGTAGATCGTCGCCTCACCGATCGCATAAGACCTGGCTTGCGAGTCATAAACACGGGCCCCGCGCAACTGGAAACGCCCGTTCCATTCGACCCGGCTGGGCGCCCACTGCACGATGTTGGCCGGGACTGTCAGCCCCCCGGTATCCGAATCCCGGTGGAAGGGCACCTCGGTCTCCCGGTTCCAGCTCCACCCCTGGGCCTGGCCCTCCTTGTGAAATTCGAGCAGGGCACGCTCGGCGTCCGCCGCCTCGCCTACCTGCTGCGACTCCAGCGAATTGACCGGCGCTTCGCCGATCGTCGCCAGGCAGATATTGACCGCTTCCAGGAGCGTGGTCCGGCCGGGGCTCAGTTGCTGGGCCGCCTGCCCCATCGCTGCCGCTGCAAGGTTGTAGAGCAATCCTAGCGGCAGCCATGAAAAAGCCCCCGGTTTGACGCGGGGGCCTGCTCCCATGTGCTCCGGCTGCAGCTTAGGGGACGACGATGCACCCCGCGCATTCGGGGCTCAATTTGCCCATGCCGATGGCCATGGATGCCACCAACAGTTGGGACTGGTAGACGATGTTGTAGTCACCATTCGGTGCGGTCATCTGGAGCTTCGGCGCCCGCAGCTCCAATACGCCCATTGCATCCCCGTGGTAAATCAGGGCCCGGCACTTGGAGAGATCCTGGGCGTACTCGCTGTTGGCGTTGTCCTGGGCCTGCAGGGTGTAAGCCGGCTGCTCGATGAAGTTCGACCAGTAGACAGGCACTCCAGAGATCCGCCCAGCAAACACTTCCTGGACAGTGCCGTTGCTGCCGGTCCCGCCGTTGAAGTCGGCATTAATCAGCCGCTTCGAGTCCTGTAGCCAACCCAAGACATCAGGGGTAACGACGCAGCGCATGCCCCCGGTGGGGATGTGTTTCTTCTGCTTCAAGGTCACCATCTGTTTGATGGCGGCATAGAGCTCGTCACCCTTTGCCTCGTTGTTGGCAGCGGCAAACCCAGCGCTCAAGGTGATCTTGTCGCCAGTGCGGCCGGCGTTGATCGATTTGGCGAACGGTTCAGCGGTGGTGTTGGCAGCCGCAAACAGGATGCGGGCAACCCGCAGTTCCCTCTCGTCAGCCAGTGCCTCCCCCAGCTGGTGCATGGTTTCCGCCCTGGTGGCCGGGTCCTCCTGCAGCTCGTCCAGGTCGTAGATCGCCTCATCGGCAATCATCAACCCATCGAGCCGGAGGATCCGGCTGTTGAGGTCGGACGGGGAGTTGCCGCCGCCGTCGATTGGGGTCCCAATGGTGTGGTAGCGGGCCTGACGGCGGGCGGTCATGTTAAACCGCATGGTTCGACCACCCTTGATGGTCTTGGTCTTCACGGTGGAAGACAGGATCTTCTTCTTGTCGTAAGCCCTCAGCAGCTCTTCGCCGCCAAGGTCCAGGAACAGGGCGTTGACATCGCCAGCGCCCCGGACCTGCCCAAGTCTGGACAGGCTGATTAAATCAGCAGACATTGTGATTGCGGAAATGAAGTTCTTTTGGAACCCATCGCCTTCCGCTAATCAAGTTGTCGGCCGCAGCCGGCTAGATAGCTACAAGGGTGGAGTAATCCACCCAAACATTACCACTTGTTGGCCTTCTTTGTTCTGGCGAACTTGGCATTCACGCGACGCTGATAGTTTTCGTCCTTCAGGTACAGCTCGTTGTCGTTGGCATCCTTGGCGTAGCGGTCCTTTCTGTAGTCCTCCCGCGTGTCGTAAACATCGGCTGGCTCGCTGGTCTGCGCCCCGCCCCCCAGGTATTCCGGCTCCTTGGGAGCAGTGCCGGCGCGGGCCTGAAATGCCTGCAGCGCAAACTGCACCGCCAGCAGATTGCCGGTATCTAGTGCCTGCTGGTAGGCGATCTTCTCCTCTGGCGCCAGGTTGGCCTGGGCCCATCGGCTCAGCTTGTCGAAGGCGGCATCACCGCCGACCGACTGGCGCAGGGCCGCCACCACCTCGGGCTGATCGTTCAGGCTGCCGGCGGCCGGTGCTGCTGCCTCGGCTGGTTTGACGCCGGCCAGATAGGTTTCGACCAATGCCCTGGGCAGTCCGCCCTTGTCGGCCAGGGCATCCACGTAGGCGGAGACGTCCTCGCCGGCCTCGAACTTGGCCGCCATCTCGAAGGGGTTGACCTCGGCTTCTTGGAACCTGGCGGCCAGGGCTTCGCCGTAAACCTCGACGCCACGCTCGGGGGTGTACTCCTCGATCTCGGCGGCGGCCGGGGGTGCCTCGGTCTTCTCGCTGCGCTGACCCTGCTGGCCCTGCCTGCGCTGCAGCTCCAGGTAAGCCCTCTCCAGGTCGGCCGGGGTTTCGAACTTGCCGGCCAGCTTTGCCGGCTTGGCCTCGGGGGCAGCGGGCGCTTCCTCGCCCTCGACCTCCTCGCGGTCGGGGACGCCTGCATCGTCCAGGAACCTGTCCAGGATGCTGATCTGCTTGGAGGACGCGGGATCGACCAAGGCCTTCAGCTCAGCCGGCGCATTGATCTGGTCAAGGGTCTTGGGGGGTGTGACTTCAGTGGTCATGGCTGCATCTCGGGCGAAGTGGGTTGTTGGGGCTGGCCGTCAGGAGGGGCCCCCTCGGCCATCTGCTGCACGGCCATGCCGGCATTGGCCAGCTTCTGGGGATCCCCCATGCCGGCCTGGATCAACTGCTGCTGCTGCTGGGCCTCCATCGCGGCAGCCTGCTCCTCTTTGATCCGCTTGTCGGACTTGACCAGCATCGGATCAACGCCAATCGCAGTAGCCCACTGCCTGGCCCATGCAGCGCCATCAATCATTGAGCCGAACTGCTGCGGCATAGCCTGGTTGCCGCCCAATGCAAACTGGTTTAATCGCTCCGCGTCGGACTGGCGGCCCAGCGCGGCAAGGCCAATGACGATCAGCGGCTCAACGCCTGGCAGCTCGGGCAGCCTGTTCCGCTTGCGCAGGAGGGCCAGGATCCTGCGGACATAGGGATACTGAAACTCAACCGTCAGAATCGAGTAGATGGAGCCCAGCATCTGCTCGATCTGGGTGATCTGCAGCCTGACCTCCTCGGCCGTAGTGCGTTCCGACTGCCGGATATTGGGCAGCAGAAAGATTTTGCTGAGACGGTCCTCCAGTGTTGATTTTTCCTGGAAAGCAACACCCAGGTCACGCACGCTGCTGGTTTCAATCGGGAAGAAATCTTGGGGCTGCCCATCAATTACGCTCAAATTGGGGGCCGCAGCAAAGGCATCTTTACTGGTGATGGCCGATGGCTTGCGGCCAACAATCTGCCGCGCTGCTGCCGCGCTGCCTTCCGCCACTGCCTGGCTGACGCCATCCAGGTTGGATAGGTCGGCAAGGGCGCACCACTCGACATAGCCAGGGCCGTAACTGTCGCCATCAATGCGGAACAGCCGGAGCGGCATCCACGGACTGGCATCGGCCGGCTCGCTCCCCTCGGTTCCGGGAACGATGTAGCCCCCTACTTCTTGGTGCCATGTCACCTTGCCCGGGGGGTCATCAGACCCCGGTTCCCATTTGATGTGGGTGAAGACCTTGATTCGTCTGTAATCCCGCCTGGCGTTGTCCTCGTTTTGGTAGTCGTTACGCAGCTTATCGGCCTCATCCAGAACCGCCTTGAGCCTTGGATTAAGGGACGCATAGAGATAGGTTTCGCAGGCCACGGCTTCCACCGGTTGGCCCATCGGATCCCTCAAAAGCACATGCTTGTTGAGGTGAAAACACTTCATCGCCGTGGGGGCCCGGTACAGCATCACCGCACCGCCCACGATCAAATGCATCAGCGCCTCGAAGAGCGCAACCCGATCATTTGATGTGGCGATTGAGCGCTCGATGGATCGGTCCAGCAAGGCCAGGGCCTTTTCGATCTCAATCTTCTGATTGGCGATGTCCTCCTCCCCAGCCCCCATTTGCGCGGCTTCGGCTTCTTCCGCCGCCGCCTTCAGCTCGTCCTTTGTCAGCCGGAACAGGCCACCCGTTGGCGGCAGGAGTGCCAATAGCAACCGAGAACAGATGTTGTTTACCCCCATGGCGCCAATTCCATTCCAGGGCAGTTCCTGCTCCCTGGCCGCCTCCACCAGGATCTCGTCCGACTCAGGAATCAGGAATGGAATCGTGAGCCTTGACGCCCTGCGGGCCCGCTCCAGCCACACATCACGGTAGGTGCGCAGCTGGTCGTACCTGACCTCTGCCCGGCCCTCCAGCAGCCCCTGCACCTTGGAGATCGAATCGACGCCGCTGTCTCCGCGTTCCATCAGACCCCCAGGTTCAGGCCGACGCCTGCAAGGTTGATGTCAGCGGTCAGGCTGAGCCTCTGGCCCGGCTTCTTCTTGGGTGCAGTAACCGCCGTGGTCTGTTCCTGCCCTGCCCCAGCGGTGCCCAGATCCAGGG